TATTGTTTATATTCGTAATCTATAGGAGATTGAAAATACCAGTCTAAAGGAAGTAAATTATCCAACAGAACTTTTTTATAAATATTTTGGTTTTTTCTTGTTTTTCTTTATACTTATATATATCTTTGTAAAAGATTACAAGTTCAAAAACTAAAATAAATTCGATGAGACCATTCAAACATACAATGTCCTTTATTATCTGCTCAAAATGGGCGGAGGTACGTGATATTGTCACGTCCCGTGGTCTTGAAGAAGATGATTGTAAATAAAATACAACTTTTCAAAATAGAACCCCGGGATAAAATCTCGGGGTTTTTTTATGGGCCGGATGTCGATGGCAGACCATCTGATTTGCAATCAGAATGAATGGGTTCGATTCCCAACGTGTCCACTCGCTATGAGACCGTTAGAATTTCAGTAGACTTGGCCCTTTTCAAGTAGCGTAGAAATTCATAGTTTTTTGACATTGTGGGTAAACATTGGAATGTAGCTCAATGGTAGAGCGTCCGTCTGATACGCGGGAGGTTATAGGTTCGAATCCCATCATTCCAACAAAACAACTTGTCTTCCATAATAGGTTGTGAAAATCCGATTAGTTGAGTTCAAATCTCAAGACGGGCATCGAAAGAGCGGCCCGTCATTCGGGGACTTAAAGTTGTTTTAAATAAATTGGTCACCCCGCTTGTTCCGTCATGGGGTTATAAAAAGATACATCAATTAACGGAACTCATGATGGAGACCCTGCCAAGAAAGTGGGTGAGAGATGTTGTAACAAAGACCAATATAAGGTGAGATAGCGCAGATGGTCAGTACGCGCCGGACTGAAAATCCGGGGATGTCGGTTCGAGTCCGACTCTCACCACAATAAATGTCGCGTTAGGCAAGTTGGCTTAAGCCGTCACCCTTTCACGGTGAAAATCATGGGTTCGAATCCCATACGCGATACTTTGGTCTATTAGTGTAATGGTTACCACGCCGCACTGTCTATGCGGTAATTTCGGTTCGAGTCCGTGATAGACCGCTTAAAAATCAAATGTTATGGAAAGTGACAAATCTGACAAACGGTAATCCCTCTTAACTCAGCGGTAGAGTAACTGGCTTTTAACCAGTGAGTCGCTTCGGTTCGAATCCGGCAGAGGGAACAAAAATTAAATAAAATGGTAGACTTTAAAGTGTTGGACGATTTTGTCCGAAGAATGAAAAAACTTGGAATAGATGTAACACCTTTAGGTGGTAACTATCCATGGATATATCTTGATTATGTTAACGGGAAAAGAGTAAAAGAAAAATTTCTTGCTGACCACGGTTTTACCATCGCATTTTTGCCGAAACCCGGTGAAAAAATGAAAATCACAGATATATCAGAAGTAATGAAAATTATTCGAAAATATAAATAAAACATGGGTGTGGTGTAACGGTAGCATAAGTGACTCCAAATCTCTTGGTAAGGGTTCGAATCCTTTCATCCGTGCAAAAAAAAAATAAAATGGAAAATAAATTTGATTCAACGGCGGAAACATTAAAACATATCCAAAAGGTAAATGGATATTTAATCGATGCTGCAACGGAACTCTTAAAAAGAGCAAAAAATCACGACGCATCAAAGTTGCAAGAACCTGAAAAATCTGCGTTTGATGAAGTAACGCCATTGTTGCCCAATCTTAAATTTGGTACGGAGGAATATCGGGAATCAACAAGGAAAATCAAACCCGCTCTTGACCATCACTATTCTGTTAATTCACACCACCCTCAACACTATGAGAATGGAATAAATGGGATGAACCTATTTGATTTGGTGGAAATGTTTTTTGATTGGAAAGCATCTGGTGAAAGAACAAAGGATGGTGATATCAGAAAGAGTATCGAAATAAATGCTGAACGTTTTGGAATGTCAAAACAGTTGAGGCAAATATTTGAGAACACGGTAACTTATTTTATTGACGAAAAAAAATAAAAAATGAAAAAAACATACGACATGCATTAGGCTAAAACCTAATGTTTATGTCACAAAAAAGAAATCGTGCCTATTTGAATAAGGCAAAAAATGGTAGAATTTACCACATCATGTTGTTAAATGATTTGTATCCACCTTATTGGGATGAAGGAACAGAATTTTGTCCTCAATATAGGAGAGGATTTAAAAATCCAAATAAACAACTTTTGATGTATCAAGTTAGAATGTATAAAACGTGGAAACACAACCGTAAAACACAATGGAAATGAAAAAGAAATTTGACCTCTTGTAACACTCTCTCAAATGAGGTGTACAAGAAAATGAGTTACACAAGAAACAGAAACGAGTACAACGAAACAGACAACAGAAGAGTTTTTAAAATTCTTCACATCACTTCGGTAACCGGATGTTGTTTAAGATGTGCAATCAGAAAAAGGAGAAATTATTATGGAATTGTAACATCCAAACAAAGTGGAAAAGTTATACATGATAAAATTCCCTCTTGGAAATTGTTATCTAAGAATAAAAAACAATGGATGGAAAAACCGAAGAAAAAAATAAAAATTGGTTCAAATAGTGTAAATGAATATATCAATTATCTTATTTGAATTAATGCCCTCGTAGCTAAATGGATTAGAGCATTTCGCTACGGACGAAAGGGTTGGGAGTTCGAGTCTCTCCGAGGGTACTAAAACTAAATGTAACATGGAAAAGAATGATATCAAAAAAGAATTGTATAAACAAAAACCAGTTGCAACTTTGGCATATATAAGAAAAGGTATTGCCGTTTATGAAACAACATTGAAAGATGTTAATCCAACGGGAGATAGTTTATCAGTATTTTTTGAAGTTCCGGTTAGTGATATGGGTGATGCAACTTTCAATTATGTGATGGACGCAAAACTATTAATAAGATGGATTATTTAAATTAAATTTTATGGCACTTTGTCTTGAACAAATCGAACACTTGGAAAGATTTTTGGGAAGAAAATCTCACTCCAGAAAATGGATGAAAAATCAGCGTAATAGAAAAATACGCAGAACAAAAAAAACTGAAATTCCTAACGTGAAATATTTTGGTTGGGAATATTGATAAAATGGTTAGTCTGGTCAGGAAGGCCGGATAGTCTGCAAAACTATCGGAGTTGGTTTGAGTCCAACACTAACCTCTTAAACATGGTGGATATAGCTCAGTTGGCAGAGCGGAAGATTGTGGCTCTTCAGGTCATGGGTTCGAGTCCCATTATTCACACCAAAATGCCGTATTGGTGAAGTGGCCTAACACATCGCTCTCATAAGGCGACATTCGATGGTTCGAATCCTATCCTGACTACTGATAGAGTTTTTCCGTGGTAACGGTTGTATTTATTTACAACTTCTCGATTCAAAATACAATCATTGACTCACTGGTGATTGGGCTAAATGTGAGGAAAAAACGGAAATTTTTTATTTTGTTGTTCGATTTTTTATTTTTGAACTCGAACATGATATTTATTAATAAATATCATGACAGACCTTGGAATAAAAATAATCGAATTAAAAAATAAGGGATATTCATATAGTAAAATAAAAAAAGAATTAAATTGTAGTAAATCTACAATATCATATTACTTGGGTGATAACCAAAAAGAAAAAACAAAACAAAGAACAGAAAAAAGGATATCTAATCCTGAATTTATTTTACATAAAAAAATATATAGATTTAGATATAGAAAAATAACAGAAAAAACAATTAAATCAAAAGTTAGAGATTTTCAAAGAAGAAACGGTTCAAAATTATTATCAAAAATCGAAGAAATATTTTCAACCGACGATTTTTTATCAAAAATAGGTGACAATCCTATTTGTTATTTATCTGGAGAACCTATAAATTTGTTTGAAACTAATACATATAGTATTGACCACATAATACCATCATCAAAAGGTGGTAAAAACACAATAGATAATGCTGGTTTAACTAGTTCGTCAATAAATAAAATGAAAAGTGATTTTACTGTTGACGAATTTTTGGAAAAATGTATACAAGTTTTAACTTATAATGGGTATGTTGTTATAAAAAAATAATAAACGGAAGGTAGCACAGGTTGGTCTGTAACCGGACTTGAAATCCGGGCCAAGGTAAAACTTGAGGGTTCGACTCCTTTACCTTCCGCAAAATGTTAATTATATGGGTGGCGCGGAATTCACAAATAAAATTTGACAAAATTAACATAAGTATAATTTAATATTTGGTATATTTTTCGTATTTATTATGGGAGAATAACCTATATGCATACGAAAAATAAAGTATTATTTCTATTAAAAAGAAGAGAAGATTATAATTCAGATAAACATTCTCACATTGGTTTAAGTACAGGTCTATTTAATTCAGCATCATTCATGAATGAGATGTTGAATAAGTTTGGTGTAGATTCACATTTGGAAGTTGTTATTGACAATAACGATATTGATAGAGAAGTAACCAAACATAAACCAACCCACGTAATCATTGAAGCGTTATGGGTTGTTCCCACAAAATTTACGGTTCTTACACAATTACATCCTAAAGTAATATGGATTGTTAGGCTCCATAGCGAAATGCCGTTTTTGGCTGGTGAAGGCATGTCATTAGATTGGTTAGGTGATTATGCAAATTTCCCCAAAATTTTAATCGGTGCAAATGCGCCAAGAGCGTTGGATGAAGTTCGTTTTTATTTAAAACATAAAATGAATTGTTCTGATGAATATATCAACAAAAAGGTTATTTACTTACCTAATTTTTACCCACAAAATTATAAAACCAAAAAATTTGATAGAGATAAAGATGTTATTCATATCTCATGTTTTGGTGCTATAAGACCTTTAAAAAACCATATGCTACAAGCTATGGCCGCAGTTAAATTTGCTGAGAAATTGGGTAAAAAACTAAGATTCCATATAAACTCAGGTAGAGTTGAAATGAATGGTAATCCGGTTTTAAATAATTTGAAATCATTCTTTTCTCATTTACAACATAAAGGACATCAACTAATAAATCATGAATGGACACCAAGAGACGAGTTTTTAAAAATATGCGCTAAAATGGATATTGGAATGCAAGCATCCATATCCGAAACATTTAATATTGTTGGTGCCGATTTAATTAGTCAAGGTGTACCTTTAGTTGGTTCAAAAGAAATTCCGTGGGCTAATCCAGTTTTTTGCGGAAATCCCCTAAATACTGATGACATATATAAAGCATTAATTTTAACATACTATTTCCCGCAATTTAATGTTAAAACGAATCAGTTTCTTTTGACTAGATATACTTCTAAAACAAGAAAAATTTGGCTAAATTATTTTAAAAAGTAAATTTGATGAATAGTAAAAAGAAAATGTATAGATTAGTGGTAACCCACTGGAAAAATAGTATATTAACTACCGAAGAATTTCAGTATTTTAATTTAGAAGAATGTCATGCACAAGCAAAAAAATATACGGGTCAAATTAAAATTTATGATGACAATAGGAGAATTGTCCATAATAAAGAACAAGCACAACATTTAAGTCCTTGGGAATTGAAACATAAAAATAAAAATGACGACGAACATAATCATTATTCATAAATAAAAATAAAAAAAAAGATGAGCCATAAAAAAGAAACTTACTTATTAACATTAACTTATTGGAAATACGGTGTTTTAGTAACAGAAGAAATAAGATACGAAACTTTGGAAGAATGCCATAAACATGTAAGGTCAACTCTTGGTCATTTTAAAATATACGACCACATGCATAGATTATTACACTCTGGCGAATGCCATAACGCACATGGGCACCATTCTCATAATCAACAACACCATCATCATGACCACGAAAATCACCATCATCATAATAATGACGATGATGACGACGATTGGTATGCTTAATTTATTATAATTGAAAATTGAAGCATTATTTATATCGGATGTACATTTGGGGTCAAAAGGTTCTAACGCCGAGGATGTGTTAGAAGTACTAAAAAAATATAACCCAAAATATCTATTTTTAGTTGGTGATATTATTGATGGTTGGTTATTGAAAAGAAGATACTTTTGGCCTCAATCACATACAAATGTTTTGAGAAAAATTCTTTCATACTCAAAGAATGATGTTAAAGTAATTTACATACCCGGAAATCATGATGATTTTTTAAGGGAATACGGTGAATTCAGTTTTGGAAATATTGAATTTCATAATCAATATGTTTTTTGCAACACATTCATAACACACGGAGATTATTACGACGGGGTAGTAAAATTGAAGTGGCTGGGTATTTTAGGTTCCATCGGATACGATTTAGCCATCGTTATAGATAGGAAACTTAAAAAACTGGGAATGAAAAGAAGTTTATCAAAATTCTTAAAAAATAAAGTTAAAGAAGCCGTTAAATATATTACACAATACGAAACAGAATTAGTAAGACAAGCAAAAAAACATGGATGCGACACCGTAATATGCGGACATATACATAAAGCAGAAGATACGCAAATTGATGGCGTCAGATATTTAAATTGTGGGGACTGGATTGAAAGTAACACCTATATAACTCTGATAAATGGTCAATTTGAAATCCATGAATTTAAAAGATGAATTAACCATAGTAATACCTTGTAAAAACGAGGAAAAATACATCGGTAACACCCTTTCTTCAATACAAAGACAAAAAAATATTGAAGGGGTTAGAATTATTATCGCTGACGCAGAATCCACAGATAATACAATTAAAGTAATCAACCAATTCCGTAAATTATTAAACATCCAAATAATAAAAGGTGGTAGTGTATCATTCGGTAGAAACGAAGGAGCAAAACTTAGTAAAACAAACTACATTTTATTTTTAGATGCAGATGCAACCATACTAGATAAAAATAACATTTACTATAATGTACTATACATGAAATTAATGAGAATACATTTGATGACATGTAGAATAAAAGGTATAGGTTATGATTATAGATTAAACATAGGTTTCAGACTTTTTAATCTTGTAAATAAATTCATTTCATATTACACACCATTCGCAACCGGAACATATTTTCTCACAGAAACAGATAGATTCTTCGAATACGGCATGTTCAACGAAGAATATCATCAATCAGAAGATTATATGTTATCCAAAAGATACAACCCAGAAATGTTTAAAATATCCCCATATTATGTTGGTCAAGATGATAGAAGATTTAAAAAAATGGGATATCTCGGAATGGTCAAATTATTAATTCTAGGATATATAAACCGAAACAACCCAGAATTCTTCAAAAAAGATGTGGGATATTGGGATTAAATTTTTTTTTAAAAAATATTTTGTATTTCCGAAAACTTTTGTATATTTGTATATACTTATTACAGATGAAGAACTTGATTTACATACAACCCAATCTCTATAGACCATTAAGTGGTAACGGGAATGGTGTGCAAACATTATGTACATCAAGTTCGGAAGAAGAAATATAAGGAGAAAACCTCTTTAAATAATTGAACCCGAACTAAATAAAAAAAGTTCGGGTTTTTTATTTTTAGGTTTTTATTTCTCTATATTTGTTTTAGATTTGTTCTTTGACATTGTGGGTTAGATGCCTTGGTGGTGGAACTGGTAGACACGCAGGACTTAACGGGGTTAGCCACTCGCTTCTCCGTTAATCCTGTGGCCAGAAAAAGGTCGTGCGGGTTCGATTCCCGCCCGAGGCACCGGAGACGTATTTTGTTCCTTTCTTGGATATTTATTATTAAACGTAATAAATGCCAAGAAAGGAACATAAGTATCATTACATTTATAAAACAACTAATTTAATAAATGGAAAATACTATATCGGAATGCATTCCACAAGTAATCTAAATGATGGTTATATTGGAAGTGGAAATAGAATAAGAAGAAGTATAAACAAACATGGAAAAGAAAATTTCAAATTTGAAATTTTGGAATTTTTTCCAGACCGAAATTCATTAAAAAAAAGGGAAAAAGAATTGGTAAATGAAGATACATTAAAGGATAATATGTGTCTAAATTTAAAAATTGGTGGTGAAGGTGGTTTTGTAAATAAAGAACATAGAAATAAATTTTTTAAATCCGCCAAGAAAACACAATTTAATTCTGAAAGTGCAATATTAGGAAGGAATAAAATGAAATATCTTTATGATAATGATGATGAATGGAAAAAATGGTTTAAAACAAGAGTTAAACCATATGATTGGACGGGCAGAAAACACAAAGAAAAAACAAAAAAGTTAATTGGTGAAAAAAATTCAATAAATCAAAAGGGGGAAAACAATTCCCAATTTGGAAGTTGTTGGATAACTAATGGAATTGAAAATAAAAAAATAAAAAAAACTGATTATTTACCCGTTGGTTGGAATAAAGGAAGAATAATATTTCCGCAAGTATAGGCTCACTCTTATAAGGTGTAGAAACCTTAATTGGTGCATGTCGGTTCGAATCCGACCTTGCGGACGGTAAAACGTCTCGGTAGCTCAGTTGGACAGAGCAACAGCCTTTAGCAAATTTGGTATGAATATTGTGCAACATTATTCATGACAAATAGAATAGGAGCCTTTATGTGGAATATTAAGAAGATTGTAAGTAAGGGTGATTACTATTATGCAGTGGTGCCAGAACATCCTAAAAAAACAAAGAACAATTATGTTCTTTTACATAGGGTAGTAATGGAAAATCATCTTGGTAGACTTCTTAATACAAATGAAATTGTACATCATATTGATGGCAATAAGAAAAACAACAGTATTTCAAATCTTCAAGTGATGACAGCAAAAGAACATAACAGTCATCATGGTAAAGAGCAAGGAAAATGGTTGTGTGAGTTAATTTGTCCTTGGTGTAAAAAACAATTTACATTAGAAAGGAGAAAAACTCATCTTATTCGAAAAAAACACAAATACACTTGTTGCTCAGCAAGTTGTAGAGGTAGTTTTTCAAGAAATGTACAATTACATGGAATAACACATGAAGTGGAGAGTGCTATATCGGTGAACATCCAGAGATTATATCACACTTTGGACAATACCGAGGGAACTCACTTACAAGAGACTCCGTAGAGACTATACGCACTCCACCTGAAATGGTGAAGATATAGTCCAGACTACAACAGAGAAATCTGGTTACAGTAATGTAATGTGGTACGCTAAGCTGTGGGTCATGTGTTCGAATCACATCCGGGATACAAGAGGAGATTGTTAGGATTTCATTGGACTCCCGTTTATGGAGGGGGGAAACGTAGAAATTCAATTATCGAGTAATGGTGTTCAACGGTTAGCATTCATGGTTTGGGACCATGAGGTGGAGATTCGATTTCTCCTTACTCGACTTTTTTAATTAAACTATATACTTTTTTTTTCGAACTAACGTATAATAATAAAAAAGGTTAGTATGAGAAAACACGTTATTTGGTCTTTTGATTCTCTAACATTACAAGAATGTTTGAACACATCATTTTCTTATGTTGAACTATTTAAAAAATTGAATTTAGACGTTTCTAAATCAATGATAAAAATGTTACAATATAGAATTAAAATTGAAAAATTAGATAGAAAAAAGTTTATTGAAAATACCAAAAAAAAGTATAAGTTTCCAAATGAAATAAAATTAGAAGATGTATTAATTGAAAATTCAAAATACACATATAGTTCTAATTTAAAAAGTAAATTACTAAAACACGGATTATTAAAATACGAATGTTCAATATGTGCGATAGATAGTTGGAATGGTCAAAAGTTAACGTTACAATTAGACCACATAAACGGAAAATCAAATGACAATAGAATTGAAAATCTAAGATTACTTTGTCCTAATTGTCACTCACAAACCACAACTTATGCTGGTAAAAAGAAAAAGGATAAAAAGGAAACAAAAAAACTTTCAGTTTGTCAAAATTGTAAAAAAGAAGTAAATAATAAAGTGTTTTGTGAAAAGTGTGACGGCAACTTAAAATTAAAGTTAAGAAGAGTAAATAGACCATCATATGATGATTTAATTATATCAATTAACACTATTGGGTATTCCGCAACGGGTAGAAAATACGGTGTTAGTGATAATGCGATTAGAAAATGGAAAAAAAAATATGAAACGTCTCCTTAGCTCAGTGGTAGAGCAATTCGCTGTTAACGAATGGGTCCAAGGTTCGAACCCTTGAGGGGACGCAAAATTTAAAACATGGCAAGAACAACACGTAGAGTTGCCAGAAGAGCAAGTAAACTCTTAAAAAGTTCAAGAAGTCGTAGTGTGAAATCTGTTGCAGGTTCTGCATTAAGACAAAGAAGAAAGAAATAATAGCCCGGTGGCGAAACTGGTCAGACGCGTCAGTCTTAGGAACTGATATCGAAAGGTGTGAGGGTTCGACTCCCTTCTGGGCTACATCAGGCTCTATGGCGGAATTGGTAGACGCGCCAGACTCAAAATCTGGTTCTCGTAAGAGAGTGAAGGTTCGATTCCGATACCTTCTACTTTTTTATGTGAATAATTTTTATTATTATTTATAGTATGAATTTAGATATTAATACACCAAAAGGTCAAGAGAGCCTAATAGCAGAAAGAGAAGTAATAAAAAAAATTAAAGATAAGTGGGGTAAACACGGAGTTGGCGTAATTGAAACAAATAAAAAGAAGCATTCCCGAATAGATAATCTCATTTATAAAAATGATGAATTAATGTGTGTGGCTGAAGTTAAATGTCGCGATATGACATTAAAACAAATGTCAGATTGGGGCGATACTTGGCTAATAACTAATCAAAAAATAGAAGATGGAATCTCATTGAGCAAATTGTTAGCAACACCATTTTTTGGATTTCTTTATTTGATTCCGGATGATATTGTTTTGTATTGGAAAATAACGAATGATGATGGGGATGTTTTGTTTAACTATGAAATTAGAGATAGTAAGACACAATATTCAATCAATGGTGGTGTAGCATTTAGAAAAAATGCTTATTTACCTCGCAAATACGCAAAGATATTGTAAGATAAATAAGCCGAAGTCGCATAGTGGTTGATTGCACCTGACTTGTAATCAGGACCCGCAAGGGCGCGTAGGTTCGAATCCTATCTTCGGCTCAGATGAAGGAAAACATTAAAAATAACCCGTCCCACAAGGACGTTAAATACCGCGGATTTAGCTCATTTGGTAGAGCGCCGTCCTTCCAAGTCGGAGGCAGTCGGTTCGAACCCGATAATCCGCTCAAAAGGGTCCGGGGAGTCCCTTGAACGGATAAATAACGTGTCCCCCTCCATGCGGAAGTAGCTCATTTGGTAGAGCACAACCTTGCCAAGGTTGGGGTAGCCAGTTCGAGACTGGTCTTCCGCTCGAAGGTCCGAAGGCCAAGGAATCGAAGCACTAAGGATGCCTCTCTCTGAAGCACACTTTCCTATCAAATCGTTCGTTGACACAGTTTGTTACTTCTGTGGTGTTTAAAAAAAAGTAACATATTCCCTTCTCGTATAATGGCTAATACGCAACTTTTTGGCAGTTGAGATTGGAGTTCGATTCTCTGGGAGGGAACCAAATAATTATAGGTATAATTTATTATTATGTATTATTTGTATTTTCATTTGATTTGTGTTGTTTATTGTTTTTGGAGATTAATAATCAGATATTGGAAAACCATTGAAGATGGCGCAGTTAACGTAACTCCCGCCCTTGATTCGATAATGGTATTGATGTTAGCACCTGCTCTCGCGATTGTTGATGTTTCCATCACTTGGTATGAAATGACAAGAGATTACTACTTTAAAAAAAGAAAGGATAGAGAAGTTCTATAAACAAAAAAATCAGGTCTTTTGACCTGATTTCTGTTTGATTCATAGGTTAGTTAGGCCGCAGGAGTCTTTTTAGATTTAATGGACCATATTACGCCAGCCAAAGTCATAAGGGCGCCGATTATCTCTTGTACGTTACCGTCAGAAGCTAAACCTTTAGCAATAACGATACCACCAATAGCGGTAAGTGCGTGTCTTACGAGTCCCATTACTTGGTCTTGATTCATAGTTTTTAAATTTTAAGTTGTGTTTATTTCTTAATATAAATATCTTCGGATTCAAAGATTCTATAGATATGTATATATTATGATTAAGATTTTGACTATATTTTTCATCATGATTAAAAAGAGAATTATAATTGGATTTGGTTTAGGGATTATTTTACTTGGATTTATTCTATATCTTTTTTTACACACGAAAGATGTTCCTTTCAATAAAGTTGATTTTAAAGATTGGAATTTTGTATCAAATAGTAGTTCTTTAGATTTTGCTGATACGATAGTATATGCGGGTTTAAATGCTATGGGTATGGACAATATGATTGTAAGAATTAAAGATTTGGATATTGCATCTCAACGAGAATTATCTCTTGATATCAGTTATGATGCGTATATTCAATATCAAGATAACACAACATATAATATGTATGTTTCAAGTATGGATAGAGATAAATCTTTAACAACAATATCCCATGAGTTAATTCATTTGAAACAATATTATGACAAGAGACTGGTTATTGTTGATAATGATATAGTTATTTGGGAGGGTCAACCGATATCATTATCTGTTGTTGAATACAACTATAGACCATGGGAAATTGAGGCGTTTGATAAACAAAAAGAACTGGAAAATAAAATAAGAAAGATTTTATATTAGGAGAGTTGCCTGAGCGGTTAAAGGAGCGGTTTGCTAAACCGTGGTCGGGGAACCGGCCCATTGGTTCGAATCCAATACTCTCCGCAAAAATTGTTCTCTGGCGAAATACCGAAAGGTAAGGTAGACGCGCTCCTCTTGTCTCGAGGGTGTGGAACAACTGATAAAGATAGGATACAGCCGGAATAACCCGACGGGGGATGACCACCAAGTTTTGTTCTATTCCTAAAGTCCACGTTGTGGTTCGAATCCACGGAGAACAGCCAAAAAAATAATAATTATATGTAAAGAGGTTATCATGAAACAATTCAAAACTCTCGGAGGTATTGTTATCCCTGATATTGCGGAATATGTTAGAGAGTATATTTCAAGCAAGGAAGACGTTGAACTTTTAATCGCATCTGACTCACAATGTTACGGAAATTACAAAACCGTTTATGGTGTTGTAATTGCTCTTTATACTCCCGGTAAAGGAGCACATGTGCTTTGTAATAGGGAAGTGACACCTATGGAATTTGATACTTCCAATAGGTTAATGACAGAGGTTTGGAAGTCAGTACAAGTGGCGGAATACCTTCGTGAAAATGGTTTACCAAAACCAAAGTTCATCGATATTGACCTTAACCCTGACCCGAAGTATAGGTCTAACAAAGTGCTTAGACAAGCCATTGGTTTTGTTGAAGGTATGGGTTATAAAGCGAGATATAAACACGACCCCGGTAAACACGGTGAAGCGGTAATCACATACGCAGCTAACCATTTGGTTAGACTATAAATAAATGACCATCCTTAAAGGTGGTCATTTTTTTTGTATATTTATGTAAAATAGTATTATGCAATTTATTAAAATTACGGAAGAAGTTGTTCGTATGAGACAAATGATGAATTTGGACGAACAAGTTAAACACATTTATCAACCAACAGGTAATTCATGCGGACCCACTTGTATAAAAATGGTTGGTGACTTCATAAAAGGTGATGTAGGTAAAATTGATAATATTTGCAAAACATGTGGAACTGATTGGGTTGTTGGTACCCCACCGGATAAAATGAGAATTGGTTTAAATGATTTAAAAATTAGTTACATAGAGCATGTAAAAGAAATTGAACCATACCAATCATTAAAAAATACCATTGATAAAGGAAATGTCGCGATTGTTAGGACAATAACACATGGTGTACCACATTGGATTGTTATTGTTGGATATAATGAAAATGTATTTGATGTTCATGACCCATGGTTAGGGGAAATAAAATATGATGAAACCGAACTTGAAGATATTTGGAAGATTCGTGATTTTTTCTATTTTGAAATTATTATAGGACAACAAGAAAGTGCTAGTAATGTAAAAATTAGAAAAATTGAAGATGAAGATATTGAACCTATTTTCAATAGTTTAAGTGATATTTTTGATAAAACCGGATTATCTAATGATAATATATGGGGATTAATTGGTGAGTATAATCCAAGTATTTCTGTTGTTGCGACGATTGATGATAGAATCGCCGGATTTTACTTTTTAAGTAAAGAACAAATTATTCCCGGTGGTGCTGATTACAAAAAATTAAAAAACTTAAATGGCGTTGAGGGCATTGCTCTTGGTGTTTCAAAAGATTTTAAAAACAAGGGTGTTGGTAAAAAACTTATACAATATTCTCAATCAATACCGGGTGTTGATTATATATGGGGATTTCAATTTAAAGCTTTAAAAAATATTGATGATTGGTTAAAACGAAGAAAAATATATTTGGACACACCTAGTATGTATATAACATATCAACTTTTAAAAAAAATAATTTAATTAAGACTTTTATTTAATTTTTTTTTTCATTATTTTTTAAAAAAAACAAAATGGGAATTACCGCGACAATTGATGGTATGATATCATACACAAACAATGAATGGAATCTTCATAATTATTATTATAGAAATGTAATAGAAAAATTAAGAGATAATAAAATAACATCCATGATGGACATCGGAGGATGTTTAGGTCAAACAACAAGAATATTAGTAAATAATATACCCACAATAAAAAAAGTTTTTATTGTGGAACCGGTTGATGAAAATTTTTTGTATATAAAAGAAAATTTATTATTTGAAAATGTTGAAATTGTAAAAATACACGGTGCTGTATATTATGGTTCGGATACCATTGTTTTAGGTAGAGGTAATGATGGAAATATTGGCGGATACGGTGTTATGAATGGTTCATCATTTGTTAGAGATGGTGATAAAATATCTGGAGTTACTACCGTAACAATTGAAGAAATTTTAAAAGGTGAAACTGTTGATTTTATAAAAATGGATGTTGAAGGAGGAGAGTATAATATTTTAAAAAATACAGATGTTATAAAGAATACTAAAATTTTAGAACTTGAATTTCATCATAAATATGATGAAAATCTTCCGGAATTCATTAAAACGTATTTACCAAACCACACAATTTTGCACGAAATGCCAACATCACACCAACATAGTTTTTTTATGATTAAAAATAATTAAATTTAAGTA